AGGCGGTTCGGGCAACGGTGGTATCATCAGCTTCGACACAGACCCAGACGCTTCTGCAACTGGTTCGTTTGTTGATATTAACGCTCTTGGTACCTTTGGTGCCGCTGCTACTGGCACTTCAGACGCTCGCCGTTTGTTTGACTCAACTGCTATTGGTGCTGCTCGTGGTGAACGTCTGTTCAAATCCATCGGCATGGCATTCAAAGACTATGAGCCAGACTATATGTACTTGGTAACTTCTCCTGAAGTTATGGCTGAAATGCGTGCTGCCAACTTGGTAGATCAAACTCGTGTACAAGATGGTAACCTAGAGTTCGACACCGTATTTGGTGGTAAGTTCCGTTTGGTTATGACTCGTGCGCAACAAGTTATCACTCCTGCTTCAGGCGACCTAAACGCACAATCGAGCAAATGCTCATTTGTTGTAAAACCTGGATCGGTAACTTTCGCTCCTGTTATGGTTCCAACTCCTGTTGAAGTTGACCGTGACGCTGCCTCTTACACTGGTGGTGGTTCGACTAACATCTGGTACCGTTATGGCTTCATCATGCACCCAATGGGTTATGACTGGGCTGGTTCAACTGGTGCTTTCGCAACCAATGCTAACTTCTTGGCAGGTGCCTCGTGGTCACGTAAAATGGATGCATTGAACTTGGGCATTCTGCCTATCTTCCACTCGTAATCAAATTAGGAGGGACTAATGGCTTTAGTTCTAAATACTAATAGCTATGTAGAAGTTGATGACGCTGATACCTACTTTGAGACTCGCATTGATTCCGCTAGTTGGGATGTTGCTATAACTGCTCTCAAAGAAGAAGCTTTAGTAACTGCTACACAGTTAATTGACAACCATCCTTGGATAGGGTCAGCTGTTAGTCCTTCGCAAGCTCTGGCATGGCCTCGTAAAAATGCACTATACTATGATACTCGAATGGGTCAAGACATAAGTATTGCTAATAACGAGATCCCTGAAAAAGTAAAGCTTGCTGTCTACGAACAGGCACTGCATCTTCTTAACAATGAAGACTTACTAGCACAAACAACACAAACCTTTGAGTCTATCTCAATTGGTAACATTAGTGTCTCTGATACTAATAACGATGTGACTCGTATTTCTATTAAGCCTTCTTTTGTTATGAATCACATTAGACCTCTTATTGCGAGAGGTGCTAATGGTGCTGCTAGTTCTTGGTGGAGGGCAAACTAAATGTCTCTTTCAGAAAAAGTAACCGCCGCTGTTAATAAGGCGTTTACTGCTGCAGGTGACTTGGTTAAGACAGGTACTCTAGTTAGCAAGAGCGTAAGTTCTTATGACTTTGCTACTAGAGGTACTGTAAGCACTTCTACAACTACTGCTGTAGATGTGATTATGCAAACAAAAAAGAAATCTTCTGGAGAAGGTTTTACAGTTTCTGCTCTAATGAAAACTGGCATTAACTTGTCAGCCTATAATACCCTTACTATAGATAGCGTCTCTTATAACATTGTTGACTATACTGACAACGATTTTATAGTTGAAGCCATTCTATCAAAGGAGGTTTAGTATGTATGATAACGTACTAGCTGACATTGAAGGGATTTTTGCAGGAGAATCTTGGGCAACACAAGCTATTGAAATCTACCCTGATAACTATCAAGGTGATATTAATAACGAGAACGAATACTGTAGGTTGTCTGTATTACCAAGTAACAGTAAGCAACTTGCTTACGGTGGTAGTAAACAAACTGGTGGTATTATCATAGTTAAGATTTTTGTTAAGGCTGGCGAAGGTCAGTCTAGGCTTATGGCCATATCAGATGTCTTAGATATTTACCTTCAAAACAAACACCTCACTAATGGCACAGAGCTTGGAACATCTTATTTGAATGTGGAAGGGCTAGACCCAGCTAATAAAGCGCTTTATAGCGCACGATACATCATACCATTTACTTTATACGGAGAATAACAAATGGCACATATCTCATCTTTGAGCGCAGGTATTTTTTCATACCTTGACCTCTTCAAAGGCACTATCCCCGCTGGCACAGACACCGCTGCAGAATTTGCAGCTTTGTTTGTAGGTACAAGTCCTGGCACAGCTGACGCTGACCATGTTCGTTTGCCTTCTGTTCGTGAATTCCCT